CGCGGCTCGCCGTGCCGATGGGCGACCCGGGCGGGCTCTCCCTCTTCGGTCACAAGCCCGAGCACCACCGACTGCTTTCGGAGCACCTGACCAGCGAGTACCGCGTGCGGACCGAAGGCCGGGGACGCACGGTGGACGAGTGGAAGCTCCGGGTCGAAGGGCTTGACAACCACTGGCTGGACGGCCTCGTGGGCTGCGCAGTTGCGGCGTCGATGGAGGGGGCGGTGCTGTTCGGCACGGACCAGAGACTGGTCGTCCGACCCCGGTTGAAGCTCTCGGCGATCCAAGGAGGGCGTCGCTGATGCCTCGCGTGAAGCAGCAAGCACTGTCGCTGGGGAGTGGCAAGGTCGGCCTCGTCTGCCGAGCCTGTGGTTGCCAGCACTTTCGCGTGGTGTACGTGAAGCATCGCCCCGACGGTGTTGTACTGCGCCGGCGGGAGTGTCGCCATTGCGGGAAGCGGACGTTGACTCGCGAGACGCAGGTCGGTGGTTTATCTATCAACCGATCCGCTTGAGCATTCGCCACTTTTGCTCCGGTTCGCGTAGATGGCCCTTAGACGCGGCATGCGCCGCGACTCGGAGCGATCATGCCGGACCCCACCCCCAATCTTGAGCAGGCGATCCGCGACAACGCGGCTGGTCCAGCCAAGGCAGCGGGTGATTCTGGCAGCGTGGAACAGCATCCGATCCCGCACCAGATCGAGGCGGATCGGTACCTGGCATCGAAGCAGGCGGCGAAGTCACCGTCGAAGGCGCTGCGCCTGACGCGGCTGATCCCACCTGGCGCGGAGGGCGGATGATGCTCGGGCTGTTCCGATCCAAGCCGATGCCACCCAAGCCTCACACCCCCGCGAACGGCGGGCTCATTCGCCGATTGATTCGAGCGGGCTTCGATTCCGCCGTTACGAATGAAGCCAACCGCAAGCACTGGGTCAACGCCGACGGTTTGAGTGCGGACGCTGCGGCGTCGCCCGAGGTGCGCCGCACGCTCCGAAACCGTGCGCGATACGAGACCGCAAACAACTCCTTCGCTAAAGGGATTGTGCTGACCCTCGCCAACGACGTGGTGGGCACAGGCCCGCGGCTGCAACTGCTCACTGAAGACGACGGCGGGAATGAGCGCGTCGAACAGGCGTTCATGGCGTGGACAAAGGCCGTTGGGCTACCGGAGAAGCTCCGCACCATGCGGGCATCCCGCGCGACCGACGGCGAAGTGTTTGCCGTCCTGAGCAGCAATCCGCGCCTCGCAACGCCCGTAAAGCTCGATGTGCGCCTGATCGAAGCCGATCAGGTGTGCACGCCCGACCTGTCGCTCCTGGCTGACAGCGCCGTGGACGGCATCGTCTTCGACGAGTTCGGCAACCCAGCCGAGTACCACGTTCTCAAAGGTCATCCCGGCGACACGCGCACCGGGCTCCTGGGGATCGAGTACGACCGGGTTCCCGCCGAGTCCGTGCTGCACTACTTCCGCGCCGACCGGCCCGGGCAGAGTCGTGGCATACCTGACATCACACCGGCGCTGCCGCTCTTCGCGCAGCTCCGCCGTTTCACTCTCGCGGTGCTCGGTGCGGCGGAGACCGCCGCCGACTTCGCGGGAATCCTCTACACCGACGCCCCCGCCAACGGAGAGGCCGAGAGTGTCGAACCGATGGACTCCATCGAGCTCGAGGCTCGATCGCTGCTGACTATGCCGGGCGGCTGGAAGATGGCGCAGGTGCAGGCTGAGCAGCCGAGCACGACCTACGCCGAGTTCAAGCGGGAACTTCTCAATGAGATCGCACGGTGTCTGAACATGCCGTTCAACGTCGCGGCGTGCAACTCGTCGGGGTACAACTACGCCAGCGGTCGCCTGGACCACCAGGTGTACTTCAAGAGCATCCGTGTCGAGCAGGAGCACCTCGCGTGCACGGTGCTCGACCGCCTTCTGAATGCGTGGCTCCGCGAGGCGGTGCTGAGTTCCGACCTTCTCCCGCTCGCGGTGCGCACGCTCGTCGCCACCGGGCAGAGCCTGCCGCACCAGTGGTTCTGGGACGGCAACGAGCACGTCGATCCCGCCAAGGAGGCGACAGCGCAGGCGACGCGACTGGCGTCGCACACCACAACGTTGGCTGCCGAGTACGCAAAGCAGGGACGCGATTGGGAGAACGAGCTCCGCCAGCGAGGCAAGGAGCTGTCGCTGATGAAGGAACTCGGGCTCGCGCAGGAGCAGACCGCTTCGCTCGCGCCCAACGGCAAGGAGGACGAGGATGCCTGACCGCACCCTGAATCTCTGCGCGCCCGTCGAGGGCTGGATCGAGGCCGCGCCCCCGACAGGCGACGGGCAGGCCCCGAGTCTCCGCCGCTTCTCGATGGTGGCGTACACCGGCGGCCCAATGGTCATCGCCGGATGGCCGCACCCCGTGGTCGTGGATCTCGCGGGGATGCAGGTCGCAGGGGGCGGGCTCAAGAGCCGCCCGATTCTCAAGGACCACAACCGGTCGCTCATCGTCGGGCATACCGACGCGGTCAGGATTGAGGGTGCGCAGCTTCTGGTCTCCGGAGTCATCTCCGGAGCGGGCCCGGTGGCACGCGAGATCGTGGACAGCAGCCGCAACGGGTTCCCGTGGCAGGCGTCGCTTGGAGCGGTTGCCGGGCAGATGGAGTACGTGCACAAGGGCAAGAAGGCCTCGGCCAACGGCCGCGAGTTCGAGGGTCCGGTGCTCATCGCGCGCAAGAGCACCCTGGGCGAGGTGAGCTTCGTGGCTCTGGGCGCGGACGACAACACGAGCGCAGCTGTGGCCGCCGGGGCGGTTCCGCCCCGACAACCAGTCAAGGAGGACGGCATGACGTTCGAGCAGTGGCTTGAGGCCAAGGGCTTTGACCCCGCATCCCTCACCGAAACCCAGAAGATCAGTCTCGAGGCCATGTTCGATGCCGAGCGCACGAGTGGCACGCCTGCACCCGGCGACGGAGCGGGCGAGAACACGGACGTGATCGCCCGCCTTCGCGCCGAAACCGTGGCCGAGACGAAGCGCATCGCCGAGATCCGGCGCATCTGCGCGGGCGGGGCGACTGGCGGCAACAAGCACGCCGAGATCGAGGTCCAGGCGATCGCCGAAGGGTGGGATGCTCCAACAACCGAACTCGCGGTGCTCCGCGCCGAGCGCCCGGCCCTGGCGTTGGGTGGAGTCCGCCGTGACGCGGACCCTGCTCACGCCGGGCGTGCGATGGAGGCGGCGCTCTGCCTGTCGGCGGGCATCCCCGAGGAGACCGTCGGCAAGTGGTATGACCAGCGAACCATGAACGCCGCGCTGTCGGGCAGGCTTCGCAACGCTGGCCTGCACAGCCTGCTGTCGTACGCCGTTGAGGCCGCGGGCGGTTCTTTCCGCTCGTACCACGTGGACAACGAGTTCATCCAGTCGGCCTTCGAGGCCAACACGGTTCTGCGCCGGCGGGAGCGGGAGATCCGAGCATCCAGCGGATTCACGACCATCTCGCTGTCGGGCATCCTCTCGAACGTCGCCAACAAGACCATGCTCGCGGCCTACACCGCCGTCGAGAGTGTCGTGAGCACGTTCTGTGCCGAGACCGATGTGGGTGACTTCAAGGAGGTGACCCGCTACCGGCTCACGGGCACGGGGGTGTTCGAGAAGGTCGGTCCCGACGGCGAACTCAAGCACGCCGGTCTGTCGGAGCAGGCGTACTCGAACAAGGTCGAGACGTACGGCAAGATGTTCGCGCTGAACCGGCAGATGATCATCAACGACGACCTGGGGGCGTTCCTCCAGATCCCGCGCATCATCGGTCGCATGTCTGCGCTCAAGCGCGAAGAGGCGGTGTTCGAGCTGCTCCTGGCGAACCCCGCGAACTTCTTCAGTGTCGGCAACAAGAACTTCATCTCGGGCGCAGCCACCAACCTGAGCATCGACTCTCTCACGCAGGCCGAGCAGGCGTTCCTGGATCAGACGGACGCGGACGGCAAGCCCATCCTGCTCATGCCGTCCGTGCTCCTTGTGCCGTCTGCGCTCAAGGTCACCGCGCAAGTGCTGATGACCGAGACGCGGATCAACGAGACGACCACGGCGGACAAGGGCAAGCCCGCGGTGAACCCGCACGCGGGCAAGTGGAAGCCGGTTGCGAGCCCGTACCTCAATGCTCAGGGCTTGGCCGGGGGCAGCGCGAAGGCGTGGTACCTGTTTGCCAACCCGGCGGACGTTGCCGCGATCGAGATCGCGTACCTGCGCGGCAAGCGCACGCCCACCATCGAGAGCGGCGATGCCGACTTCAACCAGCTCGGGATGCAGTGGCGCGGTTACTTCGACTTCGGCGTCGCCATGCAGGACTCCCGTGCTGCCGTCAAGAGCAAGGGTGAGGCGTAATGCCGGAGCAGGTCGAGTTCGAAGGCGGGATCGGGATCGAGCCAGGCGGAGAGCCCGGCACAGGAGGTTCATTCATGCCAGCGAAGTTCATTCAGGATGGTGCAGCGCTCGATTACACCCCGGGAGCGGACACGCCCGCGGGCACGATCGTGGTGCAGAGCGAGATGGTCGGCGTCACGCGAGTAGACCTCAAGGCGGGCCAACTCGGCTCGCTGGCGGTCACCGGCGTCTTCGAGTTCCCCAAGGCTCTCGGCGCGGGAAGCGCCATTCCCATCGGGACTCTGACGTACTGGGACGCGGGGGCCCAGGTTGCCACCAAGAACGCAGCGGCCGGTGCCAACAAGCTGATCGGCAAGTGCATCAAGGCCACCGTCGACGCGGACACGGTCGTCCGCGTGCGCCTCTCGCAGTGATCGGAGGCACCCATGGACGACTTGCTCGATCGCGGGGCGGCGTTCCTCGATGCCCAGCGGCACCAGCACCTCTCCCACCCGGTCCTCTACCGGCGTGGCACGGACGAGAAGGAAGTCCAGGCCACCATCGGCAAGACCGAGTTCGAGCAGGCCGACGACGCCGGGCTGATCCACCGCGTGGAGTCGCGGGACTTCCTCGTGCGGACGGGGGACCTGGATCTGGGCGCTGGCCCGATCCTTCCTCGGGCGGGCGATCAGTTGCGCGAGACGGTTGGGTTGAGTGTGTTCGTGTACGAGGTCAACGCCCCCGGTGGACAGCCGCCGTGGCGCTATAGCGACCCGTACCGCAGGGTCCTTCGGATTCACACAAAGCACATCGGCACGGAGACGTGATGGCAGATGCCCACACCAACTCGAACGGACAGAATGGCACCGCACGCTGGGCCGGCGTGGTCGTCACCGTCGTGCTCGCGGCGGGCGCGATGACCATCCAGTGGGGCGTGGTGACCACCAAGCTCCAGCAGGTGGAGAAGCGGCTCGACGAGTTCATCGGCGAGGCCCGCAGCATCCGCGCCCAATACGCCGAGATGGAACGCAAGATCTGGTTCCTTGAGGGCAAACTCTCCGGGCTGACCTCCAACGCGCCTCGCCAGACGATGCCGAGCACCGGCTCGCCGCTGATCGGAGGTGGACCGTGAGCACGATCGCCGCCCTCGCCGACGCCGTGGCCGCGCACGTGAGCGCGGGATCCTTCGGGCAGCCGGTCACGGCGGTCCGGATGTTCCAACCCGCGTTCACGCTGGAGGACCTCAAGGACCTCCGCGTGTCGGTCGTGCCGCGCACGGTGCAGAGGACGCCGGTGACCCGCGACAGTCTAGCCGTCGAGTACGTCATCGACGTGGGCGTGCAGAAGAAGCTTCCCGCCGATGGAGCGGACGCCGCGATCGACGAGCTGCTTTCGCTGGTCGAGGCGATCGCAGTTCACCTGCGATTCAAACGGCTGGAAGGCTTTCCCGACGCGGCTTGGGTCGGGATCAACAACGAGCCGGTGGTGTCGAGCGAATCGCTCGAACAGCACCGAGTGTTCACGAGCGTGCTCAGCGTCACCTACCGGGAGCGGACGTAGCCATGCGCAACACCATCATCTTCGGCGTGGCGATGACCGACGAGCTCAAGCCGCTGGCGACCCAGAAGACCATCGCCACCTTCACGCTCACCGCGTCGCACAAGAACACGCAGGACATGCTGCTCTCGGACGGCAAGACCGATCCGATCGAGGTCGCTCCGGGCACGCAGTACCACTTCGAGCGGGTCAACCTGGCGGACATTCTGGTCAAGAGCAAGGGCGGCGAGATGGTCTTCGTGGTCGGCCACAGCGCCGAGTGAAAGGAGTCAGTGATGGCAATCAGGCTCGGCATGGAGGCCGCCCTCAAGTACAAGACGGGCGGCCAGGCAGGCGCGGGGGCGTGGACGGCACTCGGCAACACGCGGGATGTGACGCTGAACCTCGAAGCGGGCGAGGCGGACGTGACCACGCGGGCCAACAACGGCTGGCGAGCCACGGTCGCCACGCTCAAGGAGGCGAGCGTGGAGTTCGAGATGGTCTGGGACACCGGCGACGCCGGGTTCACCGCCATCAAGAACGCCTTCTTCAACAACGACCCGATCGGCCTGCAGATCCTCGACGACACAGCGGGTCAGGGCCTGCAGGCGGACTTCTCGATCACCAACTTCAGCCGCAGCGAAGCCCTCGAAGAGGCTATCACGGTCTCGGTGACGGCGAAGGTGACGTACTCGACCACGGCGCCCTCATGGATCGGCAGCTAAGCACGGAGGCACGGATGCGGCAGTTCAAGGACAACGCGGGTCGGACCTGGACCGTGGACATCAACGTCGCCACGCTCAAGCGCGTGCGCGGGCTTACGGGCGTCGACCTCATGCAGGTCATCGAGGGGACGCTCATCGAGAAGCTCATCCGTGACCCGGTGCTGCTGTGCGACGTGGTCTATGCCGTCTGCAAGCCTGAGGCCGACGCGGCGAAGGTCTCGGACGAGGAGTTCGGCAAGGAGATGGCGGGCG